GTTTTAAAACCATTTTCAAAATATTCCAATTCAACTCAATTAACGCTTTTACAGTGTAATTCGTACTTTTCGTAAGTAAGTTTCTGTAAAAGCGTTTCTTGTTTTAATTTGGTCTAACACGTAATTCGTACTCTTCGTGAGTAAGTTGTGTTAGCCATACCTATCCTTTAAATTTCTGTCAATTTAAAAAGAAAATCATTCCCATTTGCGTAATTCGTACTCTTCGTGAGTAAGTTGTAAATGGAGAATACAAAAACAAATGCCTCGAGTTCTGGAATGTCTTCTTCCTCCAGCTTTTCAGTGTCTTATGCTGAGGAAATGTTACTAGCTGATGAAGTTTCAAAAATTAACTCAATGTCGATTCTGGGTCCTAATCAGCTAAAGCTCTGCACTCAATTGGTGCTGTCTAATGGAGCAGCGCCAGTAGTTTTAAGCCTTGTGTCAAAGGAAAAGAAATCGATTTTAAATCGTATGCTTCCTAAGATTGGACAGAGGATGTACGTCCATCACTCGGCTATTTACCTCCTTTATATGCCAAACATACTGAAAAGTTCTTCAGGGAGCATCACCTTGAAACTTTTTAATGAAGCTACAGGAGAGTTAGTGGATGTTGACACCGACCATGATGCTACCCAGGCATGTATATTTGCTGGACGTTACCCCCGGAGTATTCTGGCGAAAGATGCAGCGAAAGGACACGACTTGAAATTAGTCGTCCACGCTGTTGCTTCGACCAATGCGAACTCCGCTGTCGGTGTTCTATACCCCATTTGGGAAGATGAGTTGAGCAGAAAGCAGATCCTCGAAAGGGGTGCCGATTTCCTAAAGTTTCCAATTGCTGAGACCGAGCCAGTCCGCGATCTCTTAAATGCTGGGAAGTTGACGGACTTTGTTCTTGATAGGACAAGGTTGGGTGTGGGGTCAAAGAATGATCCCAGTCCGGTTCTTTTAGAACCAAGAGCTAAGATTACCGGGAAGGCAAAGACAGTTTTTATTCCCGAAGGTCCTAGTGTTCCTAATACCACTATAAATGGTATGGCACCAACGGTGCGTATAGATGCCGGTTCTCCAAAGGGTCTTGGAGTTCCGAAAGGGTTTACATATGAAAGTTTTATTAAAGATGAAATATTACCCGATCATTGATCGGTAATGGGCCGTTTTTATTTTTAATTTTCTTTCAATTACTTCCATCATGAGTTCTTCACAAAAGAAAGCTGGTGGGAAAGCTGGTAAACCTACTAAACGTTCTCAGAACTATGCTGCCTTACGCAAAGCTCAACTGCCGAAGCCTCCGGCGTTGAAAGTCCCGGTTGTAAAACCGACGAATACTATACTGCCACAGACGGGCTGCGTGTGGCAAAGCCTCGGGACCCCTCTGAGTCTGAGCTCTTTTAATGGGCTCGGCGTGAGATTCCTCTACAGTTTTCTGAAGGATTTCGCGGGACCTCGGATCCTCGAAGAGGATCTGATTTACAGGATGGTGTTTTCCATAACACCGTCCTATGCCGGCACCTTTTGTCTCACTGATGACGTGACGACTGAGGATGGTAGGGCCGTTGCGCATGGTAATCCCATGCAAGAATTTCCTCATGGCGCGTTTCACGCTAATGAGAAGTTCGGGTTTGAGTTGGTCTTCACAGCTCCTACCCATGCGGGAATGCAAAACCAAAATTTCAAGCATTCCTATGCCGTAGCCCTCTGTCTGGACTTCGACGCGCAGCCTGAGGGATCTAAAAATCCCTCATACCGATTCAACGAAGTTTGGGTCGAGAGAAAGGCGTTCCCGCGAGCAGGGCCCCTCCGCAGTTTGATTACTGTGGGGCTGCTCGACGAAGCTGACGATCTTGATCGTCATTGATGTACCCCATTAATTTGGGATGCCAAAGTCATTTGATGCTGACCTCCACTGGGTGGATTAAGGTCAAGGTATGAAGTCCTATTCGCTCCTGATAGGATCGACTTCATATTGCTTATATATGTGCTAACGCACATATATAAATGCTCATGCAAAACTGCATGAATGCCCCTAAGGGATGC